TATTGTGATAGTATGACAATGGCTGTTATGAGATTTAGACAAGGTGGCTTTGTCACACTTGATGGCGAAGACGAAGGGGAGGATTGGTATCCTCGGTCACGAAGGGAGTATTACTAATGCCAAAAAAAGGTGAGTCCCCATACAAAAGAACAGTGGGTTTAGATGTCCCACATCCTTTTGCTAAAGAAGTTAAAAAGAAAAGACCTAGAGGTAGACCAGCAAAACAAGGCCCACCACCTCCACCAAAGAAAGTTGTGAAGCCACCTAGAAGAATTGTACTGCCCACTGGTAGAGATATGGATGAAGCTATTATAAAAATACAAAAACAATTTTTGTTGGACAAAAAGAACTTGAAGAGAAAGAACGGTGGATATACTGTGACAAATCGCTTTTCTGATGCTATGCTACCAGGAAAGAAAAGAACAACGAGAATTACTTAATGTCAGATAATGCTTTTCAATATAGTATAGACCAAGCACAAAGACTTTTTGGTAAAGGTCTTGAAGTCTTTGGTAAAAGAGGTGGTATTACCAGTCTTGAGGAATACGGCAGAGAGTTAGTAGAAAAACAAGATCAAGATATTAGAGAGGGTAACTACCAACCAGAATATACAATGGGACTTCGTGAAGCCTACCAACAAGGTGGTCTTTCTGATGCCGTTGGTTGGATTGCAGAAAAGACTGGAGAGAATATTGCAACAAGTGGTGTCGCAATCGGTGGTGGATTAGCTGCAGCTTTGACTGCACCATTTAGTGTCCCAGCCGCAGCGTTACTTGGTGGCACGACTATTTTAACTAACATTGCCATGTCTACTGGTGAAGTTGCAGATGAAATGGAGCAAAAGACTGGCTCGTATGACGAAGCAGTAGCCATTGGTGCTGGTACAATCATGTCGATTCTTGATCGTTTTGGTGCTGGTAAAGTTATACCAACAGAAGAATTATTGTCCATGACTGGTAAACAACTTATCAAGAGACTTGGAGAAGCTGGTAAAGTTAGCGCTGCAAGAGAGATAGGAAAGCGTATTGGTAAGTCAGTTGCCTTTGAAGGTGGTACAGAAGGACTCCAAGAAGGTATTGTCATGGGATCAACTGCTCTGACTGGTGGTGAATATACTGGTGAGCAGATTGCAGACAGATTATTAGAGGGTGTTGTACTTGGTGGTGCGATGGGTGGTGCAACGACCACGGGCATTGAAACATTAAGACAAGCACCTGGAGTCGTGGATCTTGTAGGGGATATTTTTAAAAACGGTGGCATGAGTCCTCCTCAACAATTCGCAATTCAATTAGCAGGTAACTTATCTAATCTTCCTATGAAAGCGGACGATGTACCACCAACCAGTGCTGAAATTTTATTTAACGAAATAAAAGGTGGAGGAACTGGTGGCAGTATAACTCGTACCACAGCAGAAAAAGCCGAAGACAATCAAGATGTTGTATCTGAGGATGATACTAATTTAGATGAAGATCAGTTCTTCTTTAGTCCAGAACTTACAGGTCCATCTGTTGGAAATGAGTTAGCTCAAAAAGAAGCAGATGACGAGAAAGAAGAAATAAAACAAAAAGCCATGAGAGAAATAGACCAACTATTGTCTAAGGATGATGGGTACATAGGCAGTGATCTTGAAAAACAAAAAGGTATATTCCCCACTAATCTTGACCCAAATGCAGACGTTAGACAAAACCTCATAGCACATAAGTTTAAGAAAGGTTTAGAAAAGGCAAAAAACAAAGAAAGAAATAGAGGGGATGCAAACGTAGTTGTTTCTCCGTTAAGAATTAAACTTGTTAAGTTTGCTAACAAAGTTGGCTTGAAAACTCCTATTGATGTGTCAGATTTATACGATGAGTTACTGGCTCAAGATTCTCAAAGAGATGGTTCTGTTGGTTTTTTAGCTAGACCTACAGTTGATTTTGTAGAAGGAAAAGAAGATAGATACAAACCAAGAGATGATTTAACTCCAGAACAAAAGAAACAATTTGGTGATCTGGTTAGAAATGCACCTAAAAAGAAGATTCCTGTATTGGATGAAAAGGGTAAACCAATACTAGATAAAAAAGGTAATGCCAAAATTAGAGAGATACCAGATTATGAGAAGATTCCAGAGATAGAAGAGCTAGGTGTTAAATTTGAAGTACCTACAAAAATAAGAAAAGTAGAATCTAGGTTTGATAACGAGGCTCAAAGTTTAGAAAGAATTACCCACAACAAAGGTGGTGAAGCGTTCATGTCTGGCTTGGAAGAGTATCTTGCAAGGAACTATAATGAAAAGAAAACAATGCAAGAGATCATCCATGAGTTTGATAGGATGCGACCTACTGTTACATTTGAAGTTAGAAGTGATCTTAACAGAACTGTAGCCGCTCCACCCTTTACAGTTTCACCTTTATCACAAGGTGAGATTATGGCTAATCCAGAATTAGCTCAAGGTTTAATTACAACAGAAATGCAGAATACATTACAGACCACACAAAGAATTTTTAATTCTTTTGCAACGCCAAATGGAGATCCTTTGTATCCTGAAAATGATCAGTATGTTTTAAGCGGTAGAGGACAAAGACCCAAGTCTGGTCTGCCAACTGGCAAAGATGCAATAATAGATAGCATTGCTATCGTGGCTAAAAATCCAGATCAAGACCGAATTAACTCTGGTGCATTAACAAATAGTCCGATTATAAAAGCGTACAGTCAAAGAACAGATGTAGGTTCAGGTGACAAAACAATAGAAGAACAAAGAAATGCCTTGACAAGTCCAGAGTTAAATTTACCTCACGACTATTATAATAAAGGTTTTGCGTATACTAGAGCTTCGATTGTTGAGGGATTAGATGATAAACTTTATGCCATTTTAGAAGAAACACAAACAGATGTGACAAGAACTATGGAAAACTTACTGGATTTTTCTAAACCAGAGTATGACGTAGCGTTACCACTTGGTGGTGTGCCAAAACTATTATCTGGTGCAATCGACTCAGCACTTGACGGAAACGATCCTTATCTTACAAGAAAAGCAGCTTTGTTAGGTTCAACTTCTTTTTCTGATAAAAGACCAGTTAAAAATCTTAGGCGAACAAGAGACTCTTTAGAAAGACACAATTTTCTATCGCCAAGTGAAAAAAATAAAATACATGTGTTAGATCAAATGGATGCTGACATGCCAGATAAAGATGCTCCTTCTCAATTTGGAACAGACATCGAAGCCAAAAGAAAAAAGATGGAAGAAGCCAAAAAGACGATGGATGATGTTGATAAAGAAATAAGAGGTATAAATAAACAAATTGAAAACTTTAAATTAAGCACAGTTGCACCACAAGAAGCAACGAAGTTTGCGAGTATGGGACTTAGAGACTTAAAGACTTTTCAAAAGTTTATAGTGCCTCGTATGGAAAAAGTATTTAAAACTTTAAGAAGAAAAGAACTGAGTTTTTCTGTTGTCGGTTCAACAGAAGGTCCGAGAACTCGTAGACCAAGACAATTTAGCTTTCGTCAAGAGATAGATCCTGATCAAAGGTTATTTGCATTTGATGAAATGGTTGAAAGAACTTTGTGGTCAGATGCAGACTATGGAGCTTTTGCAACCGAGATGGCAGAGGCAATTCAAAACGAGGTAAAGGATAAAACTGGAGAGGAATTTTTTGATCCAGATGACGTACATGAAGAAGGCATAATAACGGGTGCCGAGAAATTTGTTTTAAAAAGATATGATGAACCCTATCGTTTAGCTGCAAAATCAAGAGAGGGGTATGACGATCCTCTTAATCCAGCAGTAAACGCATTTGGAGACATGGGTTTTCCCATAGATGGTGTGCCGAGAGATTTTTTTGGAAGAGAAATTATACGAGAGTTTTATGCCACTGCAAACAATACTCAAGGGGAGCTAGGAGGAAGAAATAACGATGGTGGTGTATCTGATGTAAAATTTATAGATCGATATAGAATGTTAGATCCTGGCAGCACTAATTTGAGTGCTGCAACCACTCAAATATTTACAGACCAAGGAGTTGTTGCACTAAAAAAGTTTTTATCTGGAAGTAAAATGTTAGACAAACTTGATGAGATGGGTTTTAGAAGTCAGAATGATCATCGACAGAGGTTGAACACAATTAGTGCTCCAGACGACATACACCTATACGAAAGAAACAAAGATGTTTTTGGTTTAATTATGAAACACATGCCGTTTGCATCAAAAGACGCATTTGATTTATCAAATTCAGGAGTAACAGGTTTAGACGAAACTAGACAATATACAGCTCGCTCAAAAACATATACTCATGGTCGGACTGAAAAAGAACTTCTTATGACAAACTTTTATAGTCCAGGTGAAGCATTTGATACAGATCCAGTTGACAGAATAAGAGAAGATGCAATGAGCATACTAAAATACATGACAGACGGAAGCAGACCAGGTGTTCGTCCAGAGGACGCTAGAGAGTATGACAAATATGATCTTAAGAAGGGTTTTGGTGGTTTGTATAGTATTGATGAAAGTCGCAGAAGAAGTTTTTACGGTGACGTTTATCCACAAGACATAGATAAAGCAAGAGATGCTTTTGAAATGGCTTTTAATCTAGCTGTTAAAGATGCCATGCACGAGGCTATAAATGAAAAAGCAATGGATTTTGTTAAACATAAAGTTGCTTCTGAGTTAGTAAGAAAACATAAAAAAGCATTAGAGAGAATAGATACTAGAAGAATTATAGAAGAAAATATTGACATGTCTGGTTTAGACAGTGAAACTTCTCTTTATAACAAAGACGTAGATCCATTAAGTGGTACTTCTTATCCAATAAAAGCAAGTCCATCTTCAGTTTTCTTTGAAAAAGTCACACAACAAATAAAAGACAGTATGCCTGCAAGTGTTTTAAAAGACGCAGAAAAATTTCTGTCAGATGCTATTGATGAAGTAACAGATGAAATAGGCTTTGTGCCAGAAGATGGTTCGTACAGAGAATACATGGATCAGTTGATGAGAGACACTAGACACCAACTTGGAGAAGGGGTGCTAGAAAAATACAAAAAACAACTTGGAATAGATAATCCAGATAAACTTAAGAAAAAGCTATTAATGGATTCTATATTAAATAGACAAAAACAAGGAGGGATGCGTATAGCTTCATCAAAGTTTGATTTTAAAGAAGAATTAAAAAAGAATCTTTCTCCGTTAGAAAAGTTTAAATACAATAATGATGCGACTGCTAGACGATTTTTTACTATAAGAGAACGATTGAGATCTGAGCCGTTTGAAGATGGAGATCACAGATCTTCAACGAATACTGATCCAACATTAGGTAATTTTTTTCAACTTTTTACAACTCAAGCCTATCGAGGATACATGGAAGGAGATAAAGAAAGAGCAGATAACTTGCAAAAACAAGCAGATCAACTTGTTTATAAAAGAGGCGAGGCTAAAAAAATATTTGAAGAGAACGAAGTCGGAGAGGATCACAATAAAGAGATAGAAAGAAGATTTAAAAAGCTCAATGAATTTATAGAGGATCATGCAAAAGATTATAATTACTCTCCAGAAGAATTAAAAGAAGCTGCACAAAGACTTATTAATCATCTTACTTCGACAATACGAGGTGGTTATAACATATACACGAGATACCCACATACTGGCACAATGACACAAGCAGCTAGAGGAATGATGCACGGTTTAATACATAATCTTACAGATCCTAGATTTGAGAGGTTATATGGCAAACCAATATCAGGCATTATATTACCTCATAGACTAGATTTATATCATCCTAGATTTTTAGAGGATGGAAGTTTGCGTAATGAATCCACCAAGAGAACTTTTGGCATGGGAACATATGGCACAGTGTTACAAGATATAATGGAAAGATTTGAAAAAGCTGGTGCAAATGTTGATAGAGATAGAGTTTTTAATTTTAAAAATTTTAATAATACAAACTTCAATAGACTATCTCTAAGAAGACCAGTACAAGGAGTTATTGATTTATCACCAGGCTCTGTTGGAAGAAGACTAGCAGAAGGAAAGTTTACTTTTAGAGCAAAAGGTGGTTATATAGACCTTAGAAGAAAGGCAGGCTAATGGCAGAAGAAACTAGAGATTTACCACAAATGGTAGAAAAAGCTGCAGGAGCAGGTGGAGCACCTAGAACAATAGAAGAAGAACTTGCTTTAGAAATACAAGATGACATAGAGGAACTACCAGAGGGTGTAGAACTTGACACTGGAGAAGAACCAGTTATCGAACCAGAGGTCTACGATCATGGAGCTAATCTTGCAGAAGTTATAGATGAAGGTGAATTAGCGTCTCTTGCTTCTGAGTTACAAGCCAAGGTTAAAGAAGATTTAGACTCAAGGTCAGATTGGGAAGAAGCGATAGCCAAAGGACTTAACTTACTTGGTATAAACTATGAAGATAGAAGTGATCCTTTTCTTGGTGCAAGTGGTGTGACACATCCGTTATTGTCAGAAGCCACAACACAGTTTCAAGCACAAGCCTATAAAGAAATGTTACCAGCTGGTGGTCCAGTAAAAACACAAATACTAGGTGTGCCAACAAAACAAACAGAAGATCAAGCACAGAGAATAAAAGATTACATGAACTTTCAAGTTA